GTAGTAGACCATGATCACATTACAAATACATTTAGAGGACATATCTGTCACAATTGTAATCGTGGTCTTGGTGTGTTCCAAGATAATGTTGATAGATTAGAAAGAGCAATTAATTACTTAAGCACCAGTAGCCAAGTTGGTTAAGGCACCGAACTCATAATTCGGCTATCATAGGTTCAAGTCCTATCTGGTGTACCAGATCTCTGTAACTCAGCGGAAGAGTGACACCCTTCTAAGGTGTAGGTCGTAGGTTCAAATCCTACCAGGGATGCTATAATAGATAAAACAAAGGGGTAATCTTGGCTAATATAGTTTTTCTTGGTAATTTTGAAGTATCTTATAGTAGTGAGAATCATCATGCGAGTAGTCTAGAGTCTTTAGGCCATACCGTGACAAAATTACAGGAACGCAAGGCCAAGACACAAACCATCCTAGAAAAGGCATCAGCATCTGATCTATTTATCTGGGTACACACACACGGCTGGGAAACTGTTGGTAACATTACGATGGATGAGGTTCTTAAGCAACTAAATGCTGCTGGTATCCCTACAATGACATACCATCTAGACTTATGGTTTGGACTAGATCGCCAGAAAGATTTAAAGCATGATAGTTTTTATAGAACTATTGGACACTTCTTTACTGTAGATAAACTAATGGCTGATTGGTTTGATCATAATACCTCAGTAAAAGGCCACTTCATGCCTGCAGGGGTATACGATAAAGAATGCTACATCCACCCAGACTACGACACACAAAACTTTGAGTACGATGTTATTTTTGTTGGCAGCAAGAGATATCACCACGAATACAAGTATCGTCCAGAACTAATTGATTTCTTAAGAAAGACATATGGTAAAAGATTCCTTCACGTTGGTGGGGATGGCGATACTGGAACTGTTCGTGGCGATGAATTAAACCGTATCTATGCTAAAAGCAAGATTGCGGTTGGAGATAGCCTTAACATAGGGTTTGAATATCCTTATTACACTAGTGATAGATTGTTTGAGTCTACTGGTCGTGGAGGCTTTACTATCTACCCAGAAATTAAGGGCTTAGATGAATACTTTATGCCTGATGAAGTTGTATTTTATAAGCATGGAAACTTTAGTGATTTAACAAATAAGATAGATCAGTATCTTGAAAACTCTTTAGTAAGAGAAAGAATTAGGTTAAACGGACACAATCGTACAAAAAAAGAACATACATATGTTCATAGATGGACTGCAATTCTAGAAGAACTTGGAATCAAATGAACTGTTTAGTCACAGGTGGTGCTGGATTTATTGGTTCAAACCTTGTTGATAAACTAATAGAACTTGGTCACAAAGTTATCTGTATAGACAATGAGTCAGCAGAATGTCATGAACAGTTTTATTGGAATCCAAAAGCAAATAATTACAAATATGACATATGTGATTATGAAAAAATTGCACATTTATTTAATGGGATTGACTATGTATTTCACGTTGCATCAGATGCAAGAATACAGCCTGCAATATTAAATCCAAGAAAGTCTATTGAATCAAACGCTGTAGGTACTGCAAATGTTATTGAACTTGCAAGAATTAATAAAGTAAAAAGATTTATTTATTCAAGCACATCATCTGCATATGGTAAGAAAGCAATTCTTCCAAACATAGAAACACAAGCATCTGACCCACTAACTCCATACTCTACTGCAAAAGTATTTGGTGAAAACCTTGCAAGAGTCTATTACAATCTTTATGGACTAGAGACTGTCTCCCTTAGATATTTTAATGTTTATGGAGATAGGCAGCCACTAAAGGGTCAGTATGCACCAGTAATAGGACTATTTTTAAAGCAATACCATGAAGGAAAAGCATTGACAGTTGTTGGAGATGGATCTCAGCGTAGAGACTTTACACACATATCTGATGTAGTAGAAGCAAACATCCTTGCATCTGAAGTAACTCATGGATTTGGGGAAGTATATAACATTGGGTATGGAAGTAACTATTCTATAATTGATATTGCTAATATGATTTCAAATGATGTTAAGTTTATCCCGTCAAGAATTGGAGAAGTACAAGAAACTCTTGCGTCTAACTCTAAGTTTAAAGATTTAACTGGATGGATACCAAAAGTATCACTAATGGAATGGTTGCAGAAATGACAGAAATGAAAAAAGTAATAATCAATGGTGAGTTTGAAATTACTTTGCCAGAGCATCGTGCTGCACGTCCTGATTGGTATCAACCACATGGTTGGGAAAAACCAAGACTAAAACATATGTCTAAACATATTTCTTCTGAAGATGTAATGTATTATGTTGGTGCAGAAGAAGGAGAGTTCGCTGCTCTATGTCAAATGTGGGGTGCTGAAGTAGTTGTATTTGAGCCAAACCCTAAAGTCTGGTCACACTTTCCTCTACTCTGGAGTGCAAATAATTTAGATTTACCACTTGCCTGTATTCCTGGTTTTGCATCTGATAAAATAAACAATCTTTCAAGAATATATTACAACGAGTGGCCACCAGAAGTTAATGATGTAATTGAAGCAGCACATGGATTTAAAGAACTATATCTTGAAGGAGAAACATATGGTCAGATTACTATAGATTCTTGTGTATATGATCATGGGATTAAGCCACCTACCGCCATTTCATTAGATGTAGAGGGCAGTGAGTGGAGGGTCCTAGGAGGGGCTGAGAAGGTGCTTAGAGAGCATAAGCCAAAGATTTGGTTATCTGGACACCCAGAGTTTATGTTGCAGCAATGGGATGAGTCTTTATATAATCTTAGACAATGGATCAAGGGATTAGGATATACTGAAACAATTTTAGACTATCAACATGAGGTTCACTTATACTATGAATCAAATTAATGCTTATCTATATTCTCATGATGGAAAAGATTATGCAAGCGACAAATGGGACTATGGATTAATAAAAGAAATATTTGATAAGTACGAAATTAATCAAATAAAAGTTACAAAGATTCCAGAAAGTGAAAGAGCCTTTGTTGTAATTCCTGGACCTCAAACTGCTGGAAATGAAAATATACTGTCTAAAGAATTAAGTAAAATATCTAGAGTTGTTTTATTTATTAATGGAGATGAGAATGCTAGGTTTGATGTAGATAAAATTAGTCATCCAAATATTGAGATATGGATTCAATACCCTCATAAAAAACATTCAGCATATAACAAAATGCCAATAGGTGTTCCACAGCACTTAAGTGATAATGCTCCAGAATACAAAGAAAAAGAATACGATGTTTATTTTGGTGGACAGATTACTCACCAAAGAAGGGTAGAGTTATCTAATGTTATGCCAACCCTAAAAAATTCTTTATATGGGCCAACAGCAGGCTTTTCACAAGGAGATAAACCAAAAGACTACTATGCCAAACTTGCAAGTGCAAAGATTGCACCATGTCCATCTGGAGCAGCAGTAATAGATACATTTAGATTTTTTGAGTCAATAGAGTTGTTGACACTACCAGTAGCAGATACACTAGATCCAAAAGGAATACAAACAGATTTTTATAAGGACATGTTTGGAATTAATCTTCCATTTAAATATGTATCAAACTGGAATGAACTTAATAAGTTAGTTCCAGAACTATTAGATCGTTATCCAAATAATATGCATCAGGTTGTATGTTGGTGGATCAAACAAAAAAGAGATTTAGGCATTAAGATTATGAGGCAGATAAATGCATAAAAGAGATGTAACTATTATTCTTGCAACATCAGTAATTCCTGGGCACCCAAGTACAGAAATGATAGATGAGACCATTAACTCTATTAGACATCATTTTCCTAATAATGAAATCATAATGCAGATTGATGGATTAAGAAGAGAACAGTTACATCGCAAACAAGATTATGATGAATACAAAAATAGAATTTTATGGAAGTGTCTTCACGAATATAAAAATGTTTTGCCAATTATATTTGATAAGCATAGTCATCAAAGCACAATGTTAAAACAGACTATCAACCTTATAAATACATCTTGTCTTCTTTATGTTGAGGGAGATGCTCCACTTACACCTGATGTTGAGATTGATTGGGACAGGTGTTTAGATATGATTGAGTACGGCAAAGCAAATACAATAAGATTTCATTTTGAATCATCAATACCTGAAGCACACAATCATTTAATGTTTGGTTTGGAAGATGGATTTATGAAAACGTCTCAGTGGAGTCAAAGGCCACACCTCTCCACTGTTGAATACTATAGAAAAGTTATTCTTGCAGAGGTAGAAGATTTTGCTTTTATTGAAGATACAACGCATGGAAGAATTCAAGATGATATTTCTCCATATGAAGTATTCTCTGAAGATGGATGGAATAAGCATAAGTTGTGGATATATCATCCAGAAGGAAATATAAAAAGATCATATCACTTAGATGGTCGTCAAGGAACAAGAAAGTACACTAGTGATGATCTTATTTGGGGGTATTCTGAATGAGAATTGGAATAATTGCAAGATGTGATGACACTGGTCTTGGTAATCAAACCAGGGAATTGGTTAATATGTTAAACCCTGATAAGGTTATGCTTATTAACTCAAGGTTCTTTAATCAAAATAAACAACATTTTGATTGGTACGATGGATATAACTATACTGCTACACTAAAAGGCTTTCCAACAACTGCTGAGATAGCAAATTTTATTACAGATGTTGACGTAGTAATTAGTTGTGAAACATTTTATAGTCCAAGATTTATTGATATAGCAAGATCTCGTGGAGTTAAGACAATACTACAATATAACTATGAGTTCTTTGGAAACCTTGTACACACAGAGTGGTCACTTCCAGATGTACTTATTGCTCCTAGCCTATGGAATATGGATAAGATAGTTAAACTTTTTGGTGATAGTTGTAAAGTTGTTTATCTACCACCACCAACAAACCACGAAAACTTTAAGAATGCAAAAGAAAATAATATGTCAAAGAGTCATAATCGCATACTCCATATTGGTGGTAAGGCTGCAGTTAAAGATAGAAACGGTACCAATTCTGTAATAGAAATGCTTAAGTATTCTACAGGAGATTACGAAGTTGTAATTAAAACTCAAACTGATTTAGGGATTAGAAATACTAATGAAAGACTAACTATTCAAACCAATACAACGGTGGAGCCAGAAGATCTTTATTCTGGCTATGATGCAATGGTATTACCTAGAAGGTATGCTGGATTATGTTTACCTATGAATGAGGCTCTTCTTAGTGGGCTACCTGTTTTTATGCCCCGCATTTCTCCAAACAACGTGATTCTTCCAGATAAGTGGACGGTAGAGGCAAGCAAGATTGATGAGTTTAAGGCTAAGGCTATTATTGATGTATATGATATTGATCCAAAATCCCTTGCAAAAACAATTGATGACTACATGGAAAAGAAAGATAATTTAATTAAGCAAGAAGCCTTTGATCTTGGGTTTATTAATTTTTCAACAGAGTCATTAAAAGATAAATACATAAACTTAATTAACTCGTAAAACAAAAAAGCCAGCCTATTTCTAGACTGGCAATTCTGTAAGTAAATATTACTTCTTTGGCGCTGCCTTCTTAGCAGGTGCCTTCTTCTTTACAGGTGCCTTAGCAGCCTTCAGAGCCTTCTCTACCTCTTTAGCATCTGGTAGTACACCAAAAGCCTTGTCGTTAGGGTTAATCGCTCTAATCGCCACTGGCGCTACTGCTGCCACAAGTGCAGTCCATAGATCCTTTGGATCTGTTACGCCTGCCATGTATAGTGCAAGACCTGATGCAAGGACTGAACGTCCGTATGATGCAAGTACTGCCTTTAGTTGTTCTGTGTTCATTTTTCCTCCTAGGATAGAACCTTTATTAGTATAGCATATCCAGCCCATAGCCCTACAATTCCTGCGACTCCCGCAAAAACTGGAGGTGCTGGAACTGGCAATTTGAATGCAGCAAATACTACACCACATCCAAAACCTGTTAATGTTGACAATAATATATCTTTCATTGTTTTATTTCATCATCTGGTAATAGTGTTCTTAATTCTTTGTATGCTGTTGAAATATTCTTCATAGATGGATAGTCTGGCCTTGACATAGATAGCGCATCTCCATATTCATCAAAGTATGATATGTCTGCATCAACATCATTTACAAATTTAGTTAATCCCTTTTGAACACTCTCAATATACGAAAAAGCCCAGTCTCTTGAGTCAGAAAGAAATTTAATAAAATTTTCTTTATGTATTGAATCATCTGAATCTTCTTTTATTTTTGTAGACTTAGTTATATCAACATATTCTTGAAGTAAAGTCTTTTCAATAAAAAGTTTTGAAACATCTCTTTTAAGTTTAATTGACTGTCTTAAAACTAATAAATAAGAGCCTGCAAAACAAACTGACAGGGTTGCAAAAACAATAATAAAAATATCTTTCATATCACCACTCCACATGTTTTAAGTATATCCTAACCATTCGGGTTTGTCAAACTATAAAAATCTTTAAAGTTAGTACTAGTAAACATTTCATACTCTTCAAGAGTTCTTACAGATCCTGCTCCGTATATGCCAGTCTCTTCACCACAAAGAATTCTTTTTTGTTTCTTATATGATATTTCTTCTAACTCTTTCCAGGATATTCCACGTAGATTTCTATCTTTCCATATCTTATTGTATCCACCACGAGAATAAAAATGATAAACAATATTTTTTGATGGTGAATATATATCCCATCCTCTAGTCCAAGACCTCATAGCAAAACAAATCTCTTCACCAAAAAAACTAATCTCTGGATCATAAGGAACTTCTTCAATAATTGAAGCATCTGAGAACATAAAACCACCAAGTACTGTTTCAGATAACTCTGGATTTTCTTTTAGTTTACTATTAAACTCAAATCTTTCTGCTGTCCATTGTTTTCTTTTATTTAGTGATATCTTTTGTCTAGTTGGATAGTCTTTTATTTTTGGGTTGTTTTTAATTAAAAACATACCGCCATTTCTTTCAGGCTCAAAGGGTGCTGGAAAGTATGAAAGAATGACCCTGCTATGTCCAGATATATTCTTAGCCCGATTTAACTGATCAATACATGTTAAATCCCAGCCAGGAACAAACCTTGTATGTGAGTCAACTTGAAGAAAATACTCTTGTCCAGAATATAATTCCATTGCTTTTGCCCTTGCATATCCTGCACCTCTTGCTTCTTTTGGATGCATTTTAGTTAAAGATATATTTTTTATTCCGTCAAAACTAAAAAGTTCTGAGTCAACCCCTTGATGAACAACTCCAAAATATAAATTATCTGGATTGTTAGCATTTTCAATAGCACTTTTAATTGTCCACTGAAGTTCTGGATCACGATAAGATGCTATTGATATAAATATTCTCACTTTATGGCCTCTCTTGTTACTAAGACTATTGCGCCTTCCATCTCTAATGCTTTCTTGACTGTTAAAACATATTGTAAAGCCTCTATTTTATCATCATGATGCATCTTTGCAAACACGTATTCATCTAGTTTAATAGTTAAGAAATGCTCATTATCAATTAACTCTATCTTAAAGTTGTTTGGAGGAAGTATAGAGTGAAATGCTCTACGCATTTGATCTGTATACATTACTCTTCTCGTTTCCAATGAAGATAAGACTTAATATAAACAGCAGCATAAGCCAGTGCACTAAATATAAACCCGTATTGATGAGTATATAAGGCATAGGCTATCCACAAACACTCATTGAATAACAAGACAAACCATCCCCAAATGGTTTTACGACCAACAAAAAAGATTCCTGTTACTCCTATAACTGCAAGTATCCATGACCAGTATTCCATTATTTCTCCATTGTCAATGCCTGCCAGGTGTTAGCCCAGTCTTGCTTAGTTTTATGTTTATTAAACTCTCTAGATATATTTCCCAGTTCAAGAAATACTCCACCCCAGACACCATACTCTTTGCCAGAAACACCGTTAGCAAAGCAAACCTTTGATACTGGACATCTTTGACACATTGAATCTACAATTGGGCGCACATCCACATTGTCTTCATACTTATCAAAAAAGATATTAGTATCAAGACCAAGGCAAACAGCCTCATCCTTCCATAAATGCTGCTTCATTTACTGACCGTATTTGTTTGGAATATCCCAACCATTACGATTAAGGTTAAAAGTTTTTTGTAGGTACCATGCATTTTTTACACGTACTCCGCTTGGAGATGTTCTTGCAAGATCAGAGCGCTTACGCTCAACTACATCCCAACCTACCCATGCAAGTTCTTTATTCTTTGAAACAATTTTTTCCATATGTATTAACGAATTAATTATCATTTTATTCTCTCTTTAGTAACGGAATATTCCTACTTCTACATTCTTTGATTCTGCAAATGTAGTTAATTTTGACACTGGCTGTTTTGGTTTGCTAAGAAATGCAAAATAGTTTACTTGATCCATGTTGTCATGTACCCAACTTTCTGGAACTTTATAAAACTTTATCTTGCGACCTCTGGCTTTCATTCCTCTTTCTGAAAGGTTTGAAAATTCTGAAACAAAAGAATTGACCTTTGTTGGGCCAACAGAATAGATTATAAAATCTTTTTCTTCTTCTTTCATTCCAGATAAAGCAACACTTATAGCACGAAGGAATAGATTATAATCATCAAACTCATTAGTCCCCTGCACTGCCACTATCATTTAGTTTCCCATTCTTTAAGTTATCCAGGATGAATAACATCTTATCTACTTCTCTTTTTGACATTTTGGTTGTATCTAAAGGCTTTCCAGTTTCTGGTCTAACCTTTCCATCTACTGTATCTCCAACATAGAACATGTTGCCTGATACCCAATATGCTTTTTGATCTATGACAACAACCCTAGTTGTTTGTTTCTCTTTCCAAATCTTAGACTGAGAAGTAACAACTTTGTCGTCAAAAATGTCTTTAAAGAAAAATTCTTTTAATATGTTATGCATATCGCTTTGACGATATAAAACTTTATTAAAAGAATTTTTTCTTTTTTTGTTCATTACTATAATTATAGAGGAAAAGGCTATCAATGTCAAGCCCACAACAAGGATATAAATCATTTTTACTCCTTAAAACTAAATGGACTTCCATTCCAAACTTTTTCTGTCTTACTTTTTTCACGTTCAACGATTGCACGACTCCATGCAAACCCTGCATCTCCGCCCCATGCTTCCCACATAATTCTTCCATTAGAAGGAAACTCTGGTCCATCGTAAAAACCTTTACCTTTTTTATCTACTTCATGACGAGAGAAAAAAGAGTACATTCTCTTAACAGTATCAAGAGACATAGATGCACCATTAACAATGTCTGTTGCTCTACCCCAGCCTACTGGAGTTCCTGCACCAGTAGCCTTGCCGTCTTCTTTCCACTTCAAAGCACGTCTTGCAGCAGCCTTCATGCCTGCATTAGGTGAGTATGTGTCTGCCATTACTTATCCTTTTTTGGATGCTTTACTTCATATGGACCAATAATAGATTTAACTGTACCGTTTTTATTCATACGAACAATCTTTCCATCTTTAATCTGTGTTGAATTAAACGATTGTGCTTTTTTCTTTGGCATTATTTTAAAAATCCATTCCAAAAATTATCTGATCCCAATTCTTTTTCAGATTTATATGTTCCACCACGACGCTTGTATTCTTGAACAACCCAAGAGTTTGCAACTGCAGAAGGATACACATCAAACTTATCTTTTGCTGCCTGTACAACTCTTGCATAAAGTCGTGGGTTAGAAGGTGTTGAACCACCACGACGTGGTTGAATCATTTCACCATAGTTAGGCTTTTTTGCTTTTTCCATTTCATCTTCCATTTCTTGTGATTTTCCAATTGATGAATCATACATTGCCATTGCAATTTCTGAATCCATTTCTTCTTTATCATCTTCCATAGTGTGGTTGTTTATATCTACAACCTGTGCATCCTTGTACATCATTCCAATACTATATGCAGTTGGCTCCCATTTACCATCTTCTTCTTTATAAATTCTAACAGCCATTGCTGGATTTTCTGGTGGCATAGACTGAATTGCATATTCTGTTCCAGGAACCCCATAGACTCCGCCTTCTATCATGATGTGCTCTACAACTCCATGAACCATTCCTTCAGAAGTCATTCCCATAACAAAGTCGCCTTCTTTAATTTCATGCATACTTTTTCCTATGTTGCCTTCAGAGCGATTGATTGCATAAATCTGTGCAGCAGCCTCAGCACGAGTTGTGTGACAACCCATAACTTCATTTGTGCCTTCTTTTAGTGCAGGGTATCCAGAACACCCAAAAGAACCTTTGGCTCCAACTCTGTATGGCATAACAATCCTCCTAGTTTATATACTGATTATATCAGACTTTAGTACTTTAGCAGTCTTTTGACTTCTTCTAGTGCCCAGATTTCTGGCTTACTTAGTTTAGAAATCTCATCTTTATCAAGACCCTTTTTTGATACAGTAACTATTGGATCTGGTAAAAAAAAGTCAATGTTTAAATAGCCTTTTTCCCATAAATTTAATAGGTCTTTGTTGACTACTTTAAGGTGATCCTCGTACATGTCTGGCATAACCTCTTGCAGTTTAGGAGTTACGGCATATAGGAACTCTCCAGTTTCAGCATCTAATCCAGCAACCTCTAAAGCACCTTGAAGTATTAGATTATTGATTAGATCATCTTCAGGACTGCTCATACCTAACCAACTCCTCTAATTGCTGTCTTGTTTGTGCACCAGTTACACGATGAATCTCAGAGTTATCTTTCATTAAAACAAAGGTAGGTACAGATTTAATTTCAAAGTCTTGAGTCATTTCAATTTCTGAATCAACATCAATGACAAAAAATTTAGCCATGATTTGCTCACGGTTTAACTCTTCAACAATTGGCCTTGTTTTTTTACAAGGATTACACCAATCAGCAGTAAAATAAAGAATCATTTTCATTTATCTTGCTCTAATCTTCCATGTCATAGTCTTTGGCCCTTGATTGATCATCTCAAACATATTATACTCAAACTCATCTTTAAGTTCCATATACAGTTCTGGATGAACCTCTTGTAATTTATCAGTAATTGAGTATGTCATCTCTCCAGATTGATCAATACCAGATATCTCAATTGCACCTTGAATAATTAAATGCTCTAACAAGGCTTGACTTTTTATATCCATTACTTACCTGATTTTAGTCTAGCCTTTTTAAGTGCCTCAAAATCTTTTACTTTAGTATCTCCAAGGTATCCCCAGGCATAGCCATCATTGATCATCATGTCGTTAAGAGACACTGTGTCTCCATTAATATATACCCAGCCTAAAATGCGACCATACTTCTCAGATGAATCCATCTTCTCAGTCTTAATAACAACAGACTTAGCATCCTTTAGAGCCTTCTTTAGGTACTCTTTAGACTCAAGACCAAGAGCCTTCTCTTTAAGATCTTTGGTACGAGACTCAGGGGTATCAATACCAGCCAATCTAACACGGGATTGAAACAAAATATCAAACCCTAAATCAATAAGAACGTCAATAGTATCTCCATCTACTACGTTCTCTACTTTTCTTACATAATATTCATACATTAGTAATCCTTTCCTGCAATTGGTAATCTTGATTCAATATGCCACTTGTTAAGTCTTGACCCTACAAAAAGTGGGAATAAAAGCAAAAACATTGGAAATAAAGTGATCCAAGTCCACCAAGGTAGAATGTTTATAATGTCGTTAAATATAAACAAGATAGCAAAACTTAAAGGCCAAATTATTAAATAAGAAAGCATTGTATATCCTTGCCATAGTTCATCTTCTGCTTGTTGGTTTTCGTATTTGCTGTTTTCCCTAGTCATTAG